CAAACCTCCGAGAACATGCTGAATGCCATACACGCGCCGAAGCCTCGAAAAGAAAGTCCTAGCGCGTCCGTAACGCTGCAATTTGACTGGCCGCCTTCGGTAAACACGTATTGGCGGCATCCGTCCAAAGGTAAGTTAGCAGGCAGGCATCTCATAAGCGAGAAGGGCAGGAAATACCGACAGCACGTTATGAATGTATGTTCTAACTACGGGATAAACCCGTGGCATGGCAAGCTCGCCGTGCGCCTCGAGTGCTTCCCACCAGACCGCCGCCGCCGCGACTTGGACAACCTGCCGAAGTCCATCCTTGACGCGCTGCAACACGCTGGCCTGATTGTGGACGATTCAGACATTGACGACTTGCACATCGTGCGGCGCGAGTTGGGCGGGTATGTGTTGGTCATAATCACCTCGGTATAGGGCTTTCCATTGTCTGAATCTCCCATATAATTAACCCGCCGCGTGCGATCTGATCCATCGCCGTAAGCGTGACGTGCCCAATTCACAGAACGGCGCGGCACTTTATATTTTTAATTGGGAAATATCACATGCCAGATAGAGTTATACGCGACGAACTTTTAGAGTCGGAGCGATGGCTGTCGCTCAAAGACAACGCCGATAGACTGGCGTATATAGCCTTGATCCTCAAGGCAGATGATTACGGGAATTTCAGCGCCGAACGATATAGACTGATGCGCCTATGGCGCGACTTCGGCATAACCACGGTTGAGCTTGCAAGCAAGACACTAGCCGAACTCATAGACCATGAATTGATAGGGCTTTACGACGTTGAGAAAAAGCCGTATTTGCACATCATGAGGTTTCGCAACGCACGACAATATTGGTCAAGGCGATTTCCATCAAGCCCATTTGACGAAGAAAAAAATAGTGAATCAAAACAACAAGATAAAAAAATTCCTATTACAGATTTATATGAGCCTAACCATAACCTTTCGAGAGGGGTTGGGGTTGGGGTAAAAGAAGTTCTATTAAGATCGAATAAATCAGATCAAGATACCCTTTTCGACCAATTCTGGAAAGCCTACCCAAAGAAGGTTGCAAAGGTGCATGCTTTGAAGGCTTGGCGGAAACTAAACCCGCAAAATGGCGACTTTGAAAAAATAATGGCGGGGTTGGAGGCTCAAAAGAAACTACCGAAGTGGATGGAAAAGGGCGGGGAGTTCATTCCGCATCCTGCAACTTGGCTGAATGGGAGGCGTTTTGAAGATGACCTTTTCACAGAAAAGCCCCGCGCGAGGTTTCCCATATGAGTGATATGTTTGAGATACCCGGCAAGCGGGTTATCCTAAAGGATGACCCATGCCCGCATTGCAAAGGGCTGATTTTCGTTACGATGGAAGATGGGCCGCACGTCAGGCGGCAATGCGTGAACTGCGGCGAAAAGCTAGGATTTATCAAGCGCGACAAGGTTGATCTGCCACCAAGGGAAATCAAGCGCGAGCCGATTGACTTGGTGAAACGGGCGGAAATCCTGCAACGGTGGAATCATCGTTGTGCGTGGTGCGGCGTGCCTGCGTCTGCTGCCCCATTGGTTGTAGGTCACATCCTGCCGCGCGGGAAAATGGTGCAATTGGGCGAATCCGGCTTGGCGGATAACATCATGAATCTGGCTCCCTCGTGCGAGGCCTGCAATGCAGGGGCGCACCTGACGAGCCGGAATGCAGTTAATCTGCTGCTGGCGTCAATTCGTATGGGGGTATCGAAATGAGTTACATGCTGAGGTATGCTGAATTGGGAATACCCATATTCCCGTGTCGGATTAACGAGAAGATACCGGCAATCGGAAATGGGCTGAAAGGGGCAACCCTTGACTTGGACATAATCCGCAAATGGCCCAGAAACGTGAATATAGGCATGCCTACGGGTTCGCGGTGGTGGGTATTGGACATTGACCCTCGGCACGGCGGCGATGCGTCCCTAGAGGCCTTAGAAGGCCAGCACGGGCCATTGCCGCAGACACTTGTGGCCGGCACCCCGTCCGGCGGGCGGCATTTTTACTTTAAAGAGCATGCTCAAGCCGTAAATACCGCCGGTAAGATTGCGCCGGGCATCGACACCCGTGGGCGTGGCGGGTATGTGTTGGTTGAAGGCTCTAAAATCGACGGAAAGCCCTACCAGTTCGAGGATTGGGAGGTAATGCAGGAACCAATACCGGAATGCGCCGAAGCCCCGCAATGGCTGATAAATTTGGCATTTGGCAAACCCCGCGAGGCTCCGAAACAGGCTACAGAAGGCGGATTTAATGAGGGCGGCAGGAATAACGCCTTGACTAAGTTGGCAGGCCGGATGCGCCGCGCTGGATGCTCGCGCGATGAAATCCTAGCCGGATTGCAAGCCCTGAATCAGTCCCGATGCTCGCCACCTTTGGAAGATGATGAGGTGCGGCAGATAGCCGGATCAATTGCACGCTACGAAACCGAGGAACAGGAAAAGGAACCGCCAAAAGTGCGGCAGGCAATTGAACATACTGCTGCGTTGCAGCAATTATGGCGTGATGGGTTGCCGTCTGGCGACAAAACAGGATGGCCTAGTGTGGACAAGCATTACACGGTGCAACCCGGACAATTCACCGTTTTGACAGGATGGCCTGGCAGTGGCAAATCCGAATGGCTCGATGCACTCTTGATTAACCTGATGTGGCAAGGCTGGAAATTCGCGGTTTATTCTCCTGAAAATCAACCTATTGAATTGCACCTGTCGAAGCTCATCGAAAAGCTATCCGGTAAACCCTTTGGGCATGGGCCGAATGAGCGTGTGAGCATGGAGGAGGTTGCAAAATATAATGAGGCAATATCATATTCTTTTGCGTTCATTGAGACTTTTTACGGCGCTGTTACCGTGCAAGAGGTGATTGAAGCGGCAACCCCATATCTTACGTCTCACGTCGATAGCAAGCGCGGGTTGATTATTGACCCTTGGAACGAACTGGAACACTGGAGGCCAGCGAATCTTACCGAGACTGAATACGTGAGCAAAACCCTGTCATACGTGCGAAACTGGGCGCGTAAAAACAAGGTGCATGTGTGGATAGTCGCGCACCCTCAAAAGATGCGGCGCGAAGATGGACAATTGCCGATACCGCGCCCGGATATGATTGCGGGTAGTCAGCACTGGTGGAATAAGGCGGATTGCGCTGTAACGGTTTACCGCGACTTCGATAATCTGGATTCGAGTGAAGTCGATATTTATATCCAGAAGATACGGTTTAAAAACATCGGGCGCATTGGAAAGGTAACACTAAAATACGACCGCGTGACTGGCAGATACCACGAAATGCCCGTTATTCGAGGAATTGAGAACTATTACAGCGTGCAATAGGCTACCGCGAAAGCCGGGCAATAGCCAAGTCACACAGACGCGCGACCGGGTTTAGTCCGTGAGCCTCGCACCAGTCCGCGAGGCGGTATAGAACGTGATGGATAGCTAGGCGCATAACGCAACGGCGATAGACCATAGCAGCGGGGGTATCGCGGCGATGGCAACCACCGTTAATCCGATTGCGATTCCTCGCGCTAGTGGCGCGAGAATGTGATAGTTCAGGTCTCGTGGTTTCATCATTCGCCCTTTTTATTGAAAGCAGAATGCACAAGTCCATTGGCATTGGTTATCTGTATTGATAACATTCTACTCCGATCAAACATGTAACCCGCAACGTTTTCCGCTGCTTTAAATGTTTTACGGGTAAATTCATAAGTGCGACCGCGATCACTTACAAATGTTATTTTATATGGCCCTTTGTGTTTCATCATTCGCCCCTTGCTTTTGCGAGTGCATATTGCGCTGATTTAAATGCGGCCTCAAGTCGGACAGATGGTTGTATTCCTTTACCGTGTCCCTCTAATTGTCGTTGCGCTGCGATGCAAACTTCCTCCAAAGCAGACACCAGAGCATCGTGCGAGTTTACGGCGCGGACGATTTTGTTTTTTGCATCGACACTTTCTTGGCCGAATCCGCGATCAAGCCCATTTAAAAAAGTTTCTATTGTTTTTTCACCGAGCGAAAATTGCGGTTGGGTTTGTTTTGTGTTCATGATTTAATCCTCGATTAGTAAACTACAATGCCGCGTGAATAGCATGATTCGACGGTAGAGCCTGCTGGAATGTCGCCGGGACGAATGATGTAGAGACTTGCGCCTCGTGGATCTGTTTGTAGATATCTTTTTACCGTTATTTCCGTTTCGCTTTCGCACGTTAAAACACGGCCAATAGCTCGATCATTTCGATCTGAAATAATTTTATCAAGCCGTTTAATGGCTCCGGTTTCCATGTCGCGTATTGGATACCTGCGCATCGTATTGGAATTGAGCCAATACGTTTTGTTGGTTGTTTCGTCGCGCTCAATACAACCGTTGTCCGTGCCACATTCACGCTCATACCATGCGCGTAATGTCATGCTGATACGGCGCAATTTGTCTGATTCTTCGCGCGTGAATCCCAAGTTCATCAACACGTTTTGTTGGTG